GAAGTCGCGCTTGCCCTTAAACAGGGTCAGGATTTGATCCTCAAGCCACTCCGTCTCAATGACATCGACATCAAGGTCCTCCATCCCCAGCCTCCTTCGCAGCCTTTCTTGCGAGATAGTTCGCCTGCTTGCTGGCCGCGCCCTTGCGCCCTGCCTCAGACGCCGCTGCCACGTTCGTCGCGTAGTAACGTCTGTCATTGGAAACGCTCTTCCCGCCAAGGCTGGCAATCGCCCGCCGTCTGTCAGAGTCCATGCCCGCAAAGCCCCTAGGCTTCTTTACTGGGTAGTCGGGTTCGTCGTTCATTGCTTCGCCCCTGCCATAATCAAACGCGCTCTACGGGAAATCTCAGCCTTAACCGTCTCGTCCTCGATGTGGTTCAAAGCGAGATATGTGATGTAACCAACATGCGTCAGGGTTTCCCGGATGTACTCCGCAGCCCTCTCCCCGTCAGGGTTGACAGGCTCAAGCCAGTAGCCGGGGCGGTCGTCGGCCTTCCTCGCCTGACGGGTCAGGGTGTTGGTGAGTGGGGTGTCGATCCTCATGGGAACCCCGCCATTCTCGGCATCGAAACACCGACCACGGTTTCAGAAGGGTCCGCAGGAAGCTCGCTGGAGGCCGCAAATTTTTCGGCTACCTCCGCCGCTGCCGCCTCTGAACGGGCGTCCTGCCCCACTGCAAACTGCAAGGCGAAGGCTTCGAGATTGATGTTCTCGATATAGTGGTAAGGACCCGTCGGATTGTACTTCTTGCGGGCGTCGTTCAGGCAACGAAGCACAGTCACAATGTCATAGGGTGTTAGGGTTTTTCCTAACATTAGGGTCGATAGCTGGGCCGTGGTGTCAAACACGGCTTCCGCAGGACCAAAGCGAAGGTCGTTCTCCTTCACACTGGCTACGCTCTGGCTCAGGGTTTCAAGATAGTTCATGGCTTGGCCTTTCTAGGTGGTTGGGGTTACTCGTGGTTACGAAACACGCTCCACGCATCGTAGCTGTCTTGACGCCAGTCAAACTCGTCGTCTTCGAAGGTCTTCACGGCGCTCATCGCCTTGTCCACGGCTTCCTCCATGTCAGAAGCCGGGATCTGGATAACGTGTTGAAGCTTGACCACACGCTCCACAACGATGGCGAAGAGCTGTTTGCTCCGGTCACGCTTGGGCTTGGGTTGGGGGGGAATGGGGCTGGTCACCATCACACAAGCTCCTTGGTTACAAAAAGAAGGACAGGCTTGTTGTCGTCCCGGCGATGTAACGCAACCAAGTCCTCGTCATGGATCACCGTCCACGGCTCAGGGTTGTTGTCACACATGCAACCCTTGATCGCCCAAGCCAACATGGCAGGACTGTCGGGATGCAGGACCTTGATCGCCGACAAAATGGCGAAGACCTCCTGACAATCCTTGGAGGTTAAATGGGCGATCTCGCCCTTGCGGGTTTCAAAACGGTACATGGTCCACGGTCCTTTCTACGGGTGAAACACGTCTTCTTTAGACAGTGTAAGTATCAGTGATTCGCTTGGCTGTGTCAAGCTGGGCTATGCGGGGGGGACGAGGATTATTTCAGAAGGGGGAAATAGGCCGGGGTATTTCCCCCTCTTTGGTTACAGAACTGCCGGGTCTATGAAGAAAATGCGGTACGTCCCACTTTTTTTGTCCTTTCGGCGCATACAACGAAAACCGACAAGTTTGTCAGGGTTCTGTTTCTGGTAGTGGTTCAAGCTGGATCGGATGCTCATTGCCTTGTTGGCGTCGGGAACGGCAATGCTCGACCCGTGAGCCACCAAGGAGAAGTCAACAGACCGAACAAGTACCCCGTACCCAGTAGAAGGGAGTGGGTGTCCATCTTCTATCTCATGTAAAAATTTCATGTGGTTTCTCCGTGTATTGGGTGACAGGTATATACTATCTAGATGACGGGTGAAGGTCAATGGAGCGAGGATCTCGCACCACGGCCACGGGGACTTCTCTATAAGGATGACCATGATATCGGACGGAAAGTCCCTAAGTACTTGATGATACGGATATATCCCAGAAAGGGCCTTTTCAGGAAAAAGATGGTTTAATCCACGGGGGGCGGTTTTTAGAAGTTTTGTGTGTGTTTTTCAAATTTGGGCTGATCTGGGATATATCAATATCTACAGGCACTTAGCCGATATCAAGCTGGTATATTAGATTATATGTTACAGTAAGTATTGCGGTAACTATGGTCCCCTACGCGAACAGAATTTTCTTGAGACGAAATGTTTTTGCAAGCCCCCCCCCGTATATCCAATATCCCCTTGATCTCCAGTAGGTTAGAGACTTTCCCCTTGGTATCATGGTCCTCCTTATAGAGAAGTCTGTTGAAGGAACCGAGCTGTCAACGTATGTTGATAGCTGCTTTTCGAACCCCCAGAAGGAGGGCTTTGTGGCAGCGAAACACCGAGTACCGATCCAAAGCCTCCGGATAATGGGGGAAAAGGCGTATGGGCTCACGCCTAAGCAAGAACAGTTTGCCCTTGTCTTCGCGACCGAGAACGTGACGCAGACCGAGGCGGCGCGGCGGGCTGGCTTTAGTAACCCCTCTTGGTCGGCATCTCGGCTCCTGAATGGGCGCGACTTCCCGCATGTGCTGCGCCGTGTTGTGGAGCTGAAGCACGAGCTGTCACGCCGGTTCGAGGTGACTTTTGAAAACCACGTGAAGAAGCTGGCCGAGATCAGGGATCTTGCCTTGGCTGACAAACAGTATGCGTCGGCGGTGGCTGCTGAGAAGAACCGGGGGCAGGTTGCGGGGCTGTACATCGCGAGGCATGAGGTCTTGATTGGAAAGATCGACCAGATGAGCCGCGAAGAGGTAATGTCGGAGATCAGGAAGCTTCAGGAGGAGTTCCCTGCCTTGGCTGACAGCGCGTCGATGAAGCACTTGGTCGAGGACGTTACCTTTGAAGAGCTATTACCCGAGCCACCTCCCCCTGAACCGAAGGTTGGACATGAGCAAGACGGCGAAGACGTTGGTGACAGAAGCGGGCGTGTGGAAAAGCCTGAACGCCGCTACTTCCCACCTCGTACACTGGACAAGGATTGAGGCCCGGATCGGGGCTGGCATCCCGGACATCAACGGCGCGATGACAGACATTGAGTTCTGGGTCGAGTTGAAGGTTGTCCGGACGGTCAAGTTTCTGACAGAGGGTCTGTGGAGGCCCGGCCAGATCGCATGGCAGATGCGCCGGGCGAGGGTGACGCCGGGCGGGGTGTGGAACCTCGTAAGCCACCCCTCTGGACAAGCTGTCAAACTTTACCGTGGGGCGAAGGTTTTCGATCTAAACACGGGCGTGACAGTTGAGCCTGATTTCGAAACGCATCTGCCACCAAACTGGTTTGCGATGCTTGACTACATAGGGCGACAGAATGGCGAAGCTTGATCCTGTCAATTACCACATCATCCTGCCGGAAGATTTCTACGCTTTCATGGGCGCGGCGATAGATCATGCTCGGGAGGCAAGGAACATTCGGATTTCGAAGCGGCGCGTCTGTCTGGCATCGGGTCTGTCACATGCGACCATGTGGGAGGCTGAGAAACATAACCGTGACCTTCGCTTTTCAACGATCATCCGGTGTTGCACGGTGTTGGGTTATGAAATGCGGTTGGTGAAGAAGCCTGAGCCGCGACAGATTGCGGAATATGATGAGGCGATCAGGGAAAGGCCGGGGGCGCGAAAGAAGCGCCCTACTGGCGGGCACAATTTCCCAAAGAAAATCACCGCACCCGTTTGAAGGGGCGCGGTGACAGTCAGTATCAGAGGCGCGGTGACAGTCAGTATCAGAGGCGCGGTGACAGTCAGTATCAGGGCCGTCGCGGGCGCGGGGCTGACAGGGCCTCCAGCGCGTCGGCGCGGCTCCGGTGGTGTGACAGATCGCCCCTCGGGGTGGCGACTCGCCAGAGGCGGCGCTTGGGGGAGTACACCGCCCATCCTCGGGCGCACCCGTTTTCTGTCACGACATAAGCTGAGGGTCCGTCCTTGTGTATTTCGATCATGGTCTACCTTTCTGCGGGGTTGTGACAGAACCTGCCGCGATGACAGGTCCTGCCGGGGTGTCAAAAACTGTCAGGTATGGGAGTAACCGTCGGGCTCGATGCAAACGAACATGCCGCACCACTGCACGCAAATTGCGCCTCCGGAAAACATGACAGGTTCAACTGTTTCTCTGAAATCGCGATAGCTGGCGGGGTAGGGTGCGCCATCGGTTGCGCGCTTCCAAAGGCTAAACAGGGTCTGGCGCTGCGGGCGGGTCGTCGGGGTCATGGGTTCACCTTTCTGGGTGGTGGTGACAGAACCTGCCGCGATGACAGGTCCTGTCTGGGGTGTCAAAAACTGTCAGGCGCGGCGGCGCGGGCTGAATGTTGACAGGCTGGCGGGGTGCGACTCGCCCCAGAAGTCGTTGAAAACCTCGATACAGTCGCGCAATGAAAACACGGTTTCGTCGGCCATGTTTTCGGCATAGCCTTGGTAATCCTCTCGCTCGTCTCCCGCTAAGTTAAGGAAAGCGGCGGCAAGGTAGTCTCGCGCCGTGCTGGCGTCGGGCAGGGCTTCGGTCTGGTTTTGGATGGTTAAGAGATACATGGTTTCACCTTTCTACGTGATTGCGCCGTCTGGCGCTGGGCTGGCGTCGTGCTGCCCTGTGAGGCGGCTCGTAAGCCGCCCTGCAAGGCTGTCGTGCGCCTCATGCTGCCTCGGTGACGGGTTGTCCGCCGTGGCGCTCCAGCATGGTCTGGAGCCACTTTTCGGGCTGGTCGATACACTCGTCACCCTCGAACGCTGCGCCGATGTAGAGGCTCTCTGTCGCCTCTGGGATGGCTCGGCTTAGGATTGCGTGGGCATGGGCTCGGATGAGTTTGGGGCCTTCAGCATACGGCCACTTCAAACTTCGCTCGTCGCCATGCGCTCCGCCGCGCTCGTAGCACAATCCGTAGAACATGCCTCGCGCTACGCTGGCATGGGTTAGCATGTGGGCTGTGCGGGCAAGGTCAATCGGGGCGGTGTCCATGCGACAGAAAACGTGCGTGGCGTCCTTGGTGCCTCCCAGTGTCACGCTGCAACCGATATACAGGCTGACGGGTCGGACTGCTGACAAGAGCCGAACTAGAGCGGTGATCGCTCCGCCGCGCTTCTCTAGCTGGGGGGCTCGGATGCTGCCGCTACTGGCAAGGTCCACGATGATCGCCAGCGGGGCGCTGTCAGTCATCTGGCGGCGGCGCTGGCGCATTGCCAGCGGGTGCCCTGCCAGCATCGCAGGAACGCAGGGCAGGCCTCCGGCGACGCTGGCGACGGTCACGAACTTGCGCGACACAAAGTCCCGCGCCTCCAGCTTTGACAGGTAGGCGTCGGACTTCGCTGCTGCGGCGTTGCATCCTTCATGTACGCGCTTCAGGCTGTCATCGTAGGCCATGCCTCCTGTCCAGTCGTTGCCCGCGCTACAGTTTCGGCGGCTCGCGTGGTTCTCAGGTACTGCGGCGAAGCGGGCGGCGGTCTGCGCCATGTCACCAATCAGGAACATATCCTTCGCCCGGCCAAGGCCGGGGTGGGAGCGGATGGCGTCGATTGCTGGAAGGTCGAAAGCGTTCATCGTTCAGGCTCCCTCTACCATGCGGCGCTGTTCCTTGCTCAGTCCAGCAAGGTAGGTCATGTCTGCGGCTTCGTCGCTGGTGAAGCCAGCGGCTATCAGGGCTGCGCCTGCCTGCATCTGGCGGGCGTCGATTAGGTGTTTCAGTCCGGCGGAGCGGGCGCGCTCGCGGGCGGCTTGCACCCTGCGGGCGAATTCCGGATTTCCGGAGATTGCAACCTCAAGAGCGGGGTCGGGGTTCCATTCAATCCTGACAGGGAACCTCGATATAAAGGCTTGGTCTAGCCTATTCCGTCCGACGTACTCCGCAGTGGCCCCTGTCCCGTGCGTGTTGGCTCCGCCGATGATGATGCAATCGGGGTGCCGTGCGATCATGCCGTCAGGAAATGAGGCGTAACCGTTTGCAAGAGCGGCGTTCAGGCTCAAGGTAACGCTGGCGTCCCAACTGTCCACCTCGTCCAGCAACACGACTCCGCCGTGTTCGAAGGCGTCACGGAACGGGGTGCGATGGTACTTGCCGGGGGCGTCAATAAAACCCATCAACTCGTGTTGCATCATCATCGCGCCGTGCGCTCCGAAAGTGCGGCCCAGTGCCTTTGCGGCCTGTCCTGCGCCGTGCGTCTTGCCGCTGCTGGTGCTGCCAACAAGGAACACGTTCACGGCGAAACCGTTCGCCTGCTTCACTGACAGGGCGCGCAAGAGGGTCGCAAGCTTGGGGTGACTGTGTCCGTCCACTTTGCCGATGCTGCCGTCTGCGCGGCCCACTTCGATCCGGACCGTCTGCGTCCCTTCAAGCTTCGCCTCGACCATGCGGTTAATTGCCGGGGCAAGTGTGCCCATGATGTGCGGCGCGATCATCGCGGCCAGTGCTGCGCCTGCGGGGTCGGATGTCACCGGGGCGGCTGTCACCGGCTCGGCGGCGGGCGCTGTCACTGTCACTGTCACCGGGGCGGCGCTGCCGGGCGCTCTGTCACGGGCAAGGCGGGCGGTGCGCTCGATGAAACCAAGCTGCGCAGGCGTCGCCCATCCGTCTTGACGGGTTTCGACGGTCTTGATGATGCTCTCGCATTTCTCCCGGCTGTCGGCGTCCATGCGGTCGGCCACTGCGTGGAAGTCTGTCACTGCTCCGCCAAAGGTGAAGGGGGCAACGCTGCGGTCTTTCATCTCGTCTGTTCCTTCTGTGCTGGTGTTGGTTGCGGCCAAGAAAGCAAGTCTTGCGGCTGTAAGCGTCTCTTCGATGTCGATGCTCATGATCTGACAGGCTCGGCGACACTCGGTCGCGTTCAAGCCGGATGCGTCGATGTGGTTCGCTTGCCGGTAGGCTTTCCACTCGGGGTGGCTCCTGATCGCGGCTCGCAGTATGTCGCGCTCGGCGACGGTCAAGGGGCGGTCGGTCATGCTCTGCCTTTCGGTAAGAGGTATGGCTTCAAATTCGACAAGCGGCGGAAGTAATCCTTCCAATCCTCGTTTCCGTGAAAGCCGTTGGCAAGCCATGTCGCATACTCTTGGCTGAAGCCGTAAGCGTGCAGTGCCATGCTGATTAGCCGACGGCTGCGTGCGGTGCGTGTGGTTTTGCTGCTGCGCCTGTCGAGCCGGTCGATCTGGGCGCGGGCGGCGGTCAGTGCTTCGGTGCGTGTCATGTTTAGCCCTCCAGCAAGCAAATCAGGAACACGCAAGCGGCCAAAAGGCTGCTCGACACTATGAAAGCTGTGCTTTCGATTTGGGATTGGCTCAGTCTTTTCAACATGTTAGCTGCCCTTTCTATCGGCTGCTTGGTGTCGGGGCGTGATTCGCCCGCCCCCATTCCTTAGACGGTTGTGGCTTGGCTGTCAACTGCACCTGTCAAAGTGATTGGATCGCTGCCTTTTCCCCGGCCCTGCGCGGCGCTGCTGCGGAACCTACATCAGGCCTCAGGGCCTCGCCCAATGCCCTCGGACACATGGTCCGTGGTCCACGTACCTCTGACAGAACCCCATAGCCGGTGGGCTTCTCTGCCCCGGCAATGCCCCATGGTCGGTGGTCCTGTCACCGTCTGTCAGGCTGTCCCGCATTGTGGTTCACTGTCCCGCATCGTGGGTTGATGGTGGGCGGCGCTCCTGTCATCTGTCACCGGCTCACGGTCCTCTGTCAGGTGACAGACCTGTCACGGTCCAAGGTCTGTCACCAAGGTCTGTCACCAAGGTATGTGTGTGTGCACACATCTATCGGGTCCCTTGGGCGATTCTGTCAGGTGACAGATTCGATGTTCGCGATGCGCGACCCCCCTTTTGCGGGCCGTGTCGCGTGGATCGGCCTAAATCACTGTTTTTGCCACAACCACAGCAACTCAAAAAGATCCATTGTCAGGGTTCTGTTAACGAAAGGCCCCTAGGATCCCCTACCCCGCCATAGATTTCTGTAGTAATCTCCCCTGATGAAGCACCCCTCCTCCTGTAAGTACGACTACAAGGATCCCCTCCCATGCCCAAGAACTCCGCTATTGGGGGAGCTCTTCGCCGTGGTTACCGGAGCCCTAAGGTTTGTCCTCCGTCCACGAAGGATGTGAGCATCAACCTCAAGAACCGTAACCATGCCATCAAGGAGTATGGTTACGGCCCCCTCAACCCTCTGGAACCCAGCACGGACTTCTGGAAGCGGAAGGCCGTGATGTGGAACACGAACGTCGCGGACGCGAAGACTTCCCGCTGTGACAACTGCGCGGCGTTCATCCAGACGAAGCAGATGATGGAGTGCATCGCCACGGGCATTGGTCTGGAGGCCGAGGAGCCCGCTCCCGTCCAGAACCTCGAAATGGGCCACGCCGAGGCCGTCATGAAAGCCGCAAATCTCGGCTACTGCCAACTGTTCCACTTCAAATGCGCGGGGGACCGAACCTGTGACGCATGGTTGATGGGCGGCCCAATCACGAACCTCTGACCTTTTCCAACTTCTGTAAACACTGTAGAAGTATAGAACCCGCCTCTACAGGAACCCCTCATGTCATCCATCGAACTTCTCCCCGAGGAAGCTGCGAGGAAATACGCGCAGCTTCTGAACCGTGCGGTCAAGCTGACCAAGCAACAGAAGGCGCATGACAGCTTCATTGATTTTGTTCGGTACGTATGGCCGGGATTTGTGGCCGGTCGGCACCACAAGATCGTTGCCGACAAGCTTGAGCGCGTAGCCAGCGGCGAACTGAAGCGCCTGATTGTGAACATGCCCCCGAGGCACACGAAGTCTGAGTTTGCGAGCTTCCTGTTCCCAGCGTGGTTCATTGGCCGTATGCCGACGAAGAAGATCATGCAGGCGACCCACACGGCGGATCTGTCAATCCGGTTCGGGCGCAAGGTTCGTAACCTCATGGACGGCCCGGACTACCACGAGGTATTTCCGGAGGTTAAGCTCCGTGCTGACAGCAAGGCTGCGTATCGCTGGGAGACGGATGACGGCGGGGAGTACTATGCGGCGGGTGTCGGCTCGAACATTGCCGGTCGCGGCGCGGACTTGTTCATTGTCGATGATCCGCACTCCGAGCAGGACGCTCAGTCGCCCACGGCCCTTGAGGCTGCTTGGGATTGGTACATGTCGGGACCTCGCCAGCGTCTGCAACCGGGCGGCGCTATTGTTCTGGTCATGACCCGGTGGGGCGACAAGGATATGACTGCCCGTCTGTTAAAGCAGATGGCGACGGACCCCAAGGCCGATCAATGGGAGGTGGTCGAGTTTCCGGCAATCTTGGACAGTGGCAAAGCCCTCTGGCCGGAATACTGGAAGCTGGAGGAACTGGAGAAGATACAGGCGTCCATTACTCCTTCGAAGTGGCAAGCGCAGTACATGCAGCAGCCGACCTCGGACTCGGCGGCCATCATCAAGAGGGAGTGGTGGAACATCTGGGAAAGCTCAAAAATCCCACGATTACAGTATGTTATGCAGTCTTATGATACTGCTTACTTAAAGACGAGGACTGCGGATTACACGGCGATCCAGACTTGGGGTGTGTTTTATCCGAAGGAGGATAGCCCGGCGAATGTGATTCTTCTGGATGCAAAGAAGGGCCGGTGGGAGTTTCCGGACCTGAAGAGGATAGCCCTTGAGGAATACAAGTATTGGGAACCGGACACGGTTTTGATTGAGGCCAAGGCTGCGGGGATGCCTTTAACGCAGGAGCTTCGGCAATTGGGAATACCTATTGTTAACTTTACGCCGAGCCGGGGCAATGACAAACATGCCCGTGTGAATGCTGTGGCTCCGTTGTTTGAGTCGGGGCTGGTGTGGAGGCCGGACGCTTCGTGGGCGGAGGAGGTTGTTGAGGAAATCGCGGCCTTCCCGTTTGCGGAACATGATGATATGGTCGATTGTGCCACGCAGGCGTTGATGCGTTTCCGGCAGGGCGGGTTTATCGCTCATCCTGAAGACTATCAGATGGACGACCGTCCACGGACCACGAACAGGGTTTACTACTAATGGCCGCACCTTACTCTGGAATCGCGCAGGCCCTTCCGAACAACCCGATGGCGATGGACGGTGGTCCGGGGATGGAGGTAGATGTCCCCGAGGATAACCTTCCGGAAGCGGGCGGCGATGTAACCATTGAGCCTGACGAGGATGGCGGGGCCACGGTGATCTTTGGCCGGGACATCGAGTCGTTGGATATGTCGTCCATAGGGTTTGGCGACAATCTCGCTACTGTTTTGGAAGACACTGATCTGGCGAAGATCAGTCAGGACCTTTGCGGATTGATTGAGGATGACAACAGCGGTCGTGCGGATTGGGAGAAGGCGTATGAGGAGGGGCTTACGTTGCTTGGCCTCATCTATGAGGAGCGCACGGAGCCGTTTAACGGTTCTACTGGTGTCGTGCATCCTCTTCTCAACGAGGCGGTGACGCAGTTTCAGGCGCAGGCTTACAAGGAAATGTTGCCTGCGAGCGGTCCTGTTAGGACGCAGATTGCTGGGAATACAACTCCGGAGAAGGAGGCGCAGGCCCAGCGCGTGAAGGACTACATGAACTACCAGATTACGGTCGAGATGGAGGAGTATGATCCCGACTACGACCAGATGCTGTATTACCTTGGCTATGGTGGATCGACCTTCAAGAAGGTCTACTATGATGGGGATTTGCAGCGGGCGGTGTCGCCTTATGTGCTTCCGAAGGATTTGATCGTGCCGTATTCGGCGCGGGATTTGATGACGGCGGAGCGTGTGACGCATGTGTTGAGGGTGTCGGAGAACAACCTTCGCAAGCAACAGGTCAGCGGGTTCTACCGGGATTTGGACATGTCGCCTCCTGCGGAGCCGATGCGTGACCAGATCGAAGAGAAGACGGACAAGATCACGGGCGTGGAGCCATCGGGGGATACTGAGGAGTACACCCTGTATGAGTGCCACTGCTCCCTTGATATCCCCGGCTACGAGGACAAGGACGAGAATGGTGAGCCGACTGGGGTCCAGTTGCCGTATATCGTAACAATTGACTCGTCGAGCGGCGACATTCTGGCGATTCGTCGTAACTTTAGTGAGAATGATCCGAAGCGGCGCAAGCGCC